TCATCTGTTAGTTCTCCTGCTACTTCAATAACACCTGCAGGATTTGCAGCGTTACCAAAATATGAAGATGCATATGTATCAGAAGCCATAGCGATACCTACAGACATACGGCAGGCACCAATAGGTGATAGTCCATAATGAGATCCTGGGAACTTCATCATAGGAATATGTACAATTTCCTTATTTGTCAAAACACGAGTAAAGTTATTTAATTCATCTCTTAGTTTATATACTAATGGTTCTCCTGGAAATGGTCTTTCTATCTTTACATCATTAGGATTGAGGACATATAATTCTACTACCTCGCCCATGTCGTCTCTAACAGTTAGGATATATGCATTTCCATGTAGATGTAGAGATGTGATTATTTGCTCCATAAACTCTAATCTTGTTGCTTCTGGATTTGGTTTATTTACCCATTCAGGAGTGCTTCCATATGCTGCTGCATAAGAAATACGATTTCTTCCTCTGCGTACATAAGCACCAACTGGCAAAGAAGAAACAGTATCTCCAAGTAATCTTACGCATGAATAAACTGTTGAAACACGAATAGCAGACTCTTGATCTACATAAACGCCTGCATTGGCAACGCCATAAAGTGGGCGTGGTGGAATAAGAGGTTCAATGTATTGGTTATTACCAACTCTCTGTTCTCCAGATGATTTTAATCTCTTAGATAGACTCATTTAACCTTTTCTCCTTACCATGTGGATATTCCTACTCTCTTCCAAGTGTTTGTAGCAACACACACATAGATGTAGTCGCTATCCCATGCTATTTGTCCAGCAGTACCTGTATCAGATGCATTTGCTGGTGTATATGAATTCATTTCAAACTTACCATTAATTCTAACTGTTGGAGTAGCAAAATTACCAAATATTAATGGTGTTGCTGTATTTGAGTTAGCAATGTAAAGTCTATTTGATCCAGTTTCATTCTGTCCCGCTTGATATCCAATAAATACATTGCCAGATCCAGTAATATTATTTCTACCAGCAGCATATCCAAGTGCAGTGTTATTATTACCAGTTGTAAGTGATCCTACAGTAACGCTAAATCCTGAACCAGTTCCACCAAGGGATGCATTATTAACACCAAATATCATTTGTGAATTTATAACATTACCGCCTGAAACTAATGTCAGCGCTGTAACAGCACCAGAAGAAACAGTAAAGTTTGCTACTGGAGCAACAAAGGTTGCTGGAGTTGGAGTTGAAATTAATGTAAGAGGTACATTTGTATATGTTCCATCAACATAACCAGAACCACCAGTAATTGTTCCAAAGGTTGCTAAAATAGATGTATTTAATCTAAATGCATCTCTACCTACAACAGTCTGGAAATTACCTTCAACATTTGAAAATAGTACAGATGTTCCTATAGCAACATTTTGTTGACCAGTTCTATTTAATAGCATTGGATTTCCACCAATTGCTGTATTTAATCCACCAGTAGTGTTATTTGTTAATGTTAAATTACCAATTGCAATATTTCCATTACCAGTGATAGGAGTAACGAAATCACCAGCCAGTGCTGAAGGGCCAATTGCGAGGTTGTTAAGTCCTGAATTATTATAAAGAGCATAGGCACCAAGACCGCCACCAGTACCAGTGTTGTTTCTCATTGCCTGGAAACCAACAGCAATAGAAGCGTCAGAAGAGGCAGTAGAGTTTTCTAATGCTCCATTTCCAATTGCAATCTGTGTGCCTCTTATACTATTATTTCTTAATGCATTAACTCCAATGGCAATATTTTCAGCACCAGTTGTATTTGTATTTAGTGCAAAGTTACCAACTGCTATGTTATTGTTTGCAGTAGTATTATTTACTAATGCATTATTACCAATTGCTGTAATGTTCGTTCCAGTAGTATTATTTCTGGCAGCAAATGAACCAATAGCAGTATTGTTACTATTATTATTAAACTGTAATGCTGCTGTTCCAATTGCAACATTTGAATTACCACTTATATTTGAATCCATTGCAGCAGAACCCAAAGCAATATTATTAACTCCAGTAGTGTTGGTCTGCATAGAAGCCTGACCAATTGCAATATTGTCACTACCAGTAGTATTGGCTACTAATGAACCTGATCCAATAGCAGTATTACTTGTTCCTGTTGAATTAAGTAGTGCATTTGCTCCAATTGCTGTGTTCCGACTACCTGTTGTATTAGCGGCAAGAGTGTTTGCACCAAGTGCGGTATTATTATCTCCTGTAGTATTTCCAATAAGTGATCTATAGCCAATTGCTGTCATACTACTAACATTTGTTATAGTTCTAAGAGCATCTGTTCCAATTGCTAAGTTTTGATTTCCAGTTGTATTACCCTGAAGTGCATTATGTCCAATCGCTAAATTATTAGCACCACTTGTATTATTTAAAAGAGCAGAGTTTCCTATAGCAAGCAGGTTTCCTTGAGTAGTATTATTATTAAGTGTTCCATTACCAATTGCAATATTGCTGCTACCTGTTGTATTGAAGAATAAAGAATTTTGACCTAAGCCAAAATTATTGTTTCCAGTTGTATTAGAGTTTAATGCTCCTGAACCCATTGCTGTATTTTGAGTACCACTTGTATTAAATTGTAATGCACCAACACCAATAGCAGTGTTAAAATTTGCAACATTGTTGGTTAATGCAGCAGTACCAATAGCAAGGTTGTTTACTCCAGTACTGTTATTTAGCAATGCATCACTACCAATAGCAACATTGTTATCACCTGCAGTATTTGATCTTAATGCATTAGCACCTATAGCAACATTGAAACTTGAAGTTTGATTATCTCTGAGTGCTTGATAACCAATAGCAGTATTTGCAGTTCCAGTTGTGTTATTTTCTGATGCTAAATATCCAACTGCAGTAATACCGCCAGAAGTATTTAATCTACCAGCACCAAAACCGATAGCAGTATTATTATTTGAAGTAGTTCGTCCTAATGCACTTCCTCCAATAGCAACATTTTGACTTATGTTGCTACCAGCAGTTAAATCTCCAAGTGCTCCATCACCAATACCAACATTGTTGCTACCAGTCTGATTCATCATGAGTGCAAAGTTACCAATAGAGACATTGCTTTGGCCAGAAGTTAGATATCTTTGGCTATCAGCACCAAATGCCATATTGTTACGACCATTTACAATATTTTGTAATGCACGAGAACCAAGAGCAGTATTTTGATCAGATGTGCCAGGTCCACCAGAAACTAAACTGTTTAGATTATCATTACCAATTCCAAGGTTTCCATAGATTGTCTCATCTGGACCCTTCCAAATTTTAATATCATTAATATCAGCGTAAACATTTGTGCCCTGAACAATTAAATTACCAGAATTTACTGTAAGGCCATTTTGAATTGTAGGATTATCATTTACTACAATTACGCTTCCTGTTCCTGTTTGGTTTAGAGGATTAATAGAAGATACGCCTGATGTAGCAAGAATAGGTCCAGAAGTTAAATCTCCACCGCCTGCAGGTCCTGATGGACCAGTAGCACCTGTAGCGCCTGTGGCTCCAGCAGGTCCGCTTGCACCTTGATATGTAATCATATTAATAGTTACAATTACAGATGGAATTGCAGGGCTATTTGTTCCTGCTGGTAATTGCTGTAGAGAAATTGCTGTATTGGTTGTCTCCCAGTACAATTCAATGTAGTCTCCAGCAGTTAGGCTGTCAATTAATGTAACTGTTCCAATTAATGCTCCATCTACGCCACCATGCTTGTTAGGTACGCTGAATTTGCTATCAGAATCAGGAATATTAGTTCCATTCTTTGAGAACCAAACATTTACATCATGAATCTGTGTATCAGTATTAATAAACTGAATTGAATATGCAATAAGATATGGACCAGTAGTAAGTACTTCTATTTGTGATCCGCTATTAACATTTATGTTTGTACCAGAAATATTATTATATGTAATTGCGTAAGCAGTATTTGCTGCTGCCGCCGTTTGATCTACTGTAGAATAAATGTTTGCATAAGGAGCACTTGTTCCACCTAATCCTGCAGGTCCAGTAGCACCTGTGGCTCCAGTTGCACCTGAAGGTCCAGTTGCTCCTGTAGGTCCAACATCTCCTGTGACACCAGTTGCTCCAGTAGGTCCTGTTGCTCCAATGTCTCCAGTAGGTCCTGTAGCACCTGTAGGTCCTGAAACGCCTGTAGCGCCTGCTGGACCAGTTGCTCCTGTAGGACCAATATCGCCTGTAACTCCTTGAGGTCCAGTGGCACCTGTAGCACCAACTGGGCCTGTAACACCAGTAGGACCAGTGTCTCCAGTAACGCCTTGCGGTCCAGTAGCGCCTGTGGCACCTGTAGGACCTGCAATACCAACAGCACCAGATAGGTTTACTGACCAAGAAGCATATGTTCCTGTTCCTGTAAATGAAGTTACTGTAAAAGTTAAATCGCCTGTTAAAGAATTATAATTTGTAACATCACCAATCATCAAATTGCTTGCATCATATGCAACTACAACTGTCTGACCAATAGAATAATCTACATCAATATCTACAAGGGTAAATGTTTTGCTACCGCTTCCAATTGCGACAGAACTCAAAGATGTTGTCGCATACTTATCACCATCAGCACCTGATACACCAGTAGCACCTGTTGCACCAGTTGGACCAGTAACTCCAATAGGGCCAGTTGCTCCTACAGGGCCAGTGGCACCAGTTGGGCCAACATCACCTGTAACGCCAGTCGCACCAACAGGACCAGTAGAGCCTGTGGGTCCAACATCACCAGTAACACCTACAGGACCAGTTGCACCAGTAGAACCAGTGGGACCAGTAGATCCAACAGGACCAGTAGAACCAGTTGCACCAACAGGGCCAGTAGCGCCAGTTGCGCCTACAGGGCCAGTAGATCCAGTAGCACCAGATGGTCCAGTTACGCCTGTTGCGCCAGTAGATCCAGTTGCACCAGCAGGACCTGTGGCTCCAGCAGGACCAGTAGCGCCAGTAGGACCAACGCTTCCTGCAGGACCAGGTGCGGTAACTGTTACAATGTTATTTACTTCATCAACTGTAACAACATTACTGATATCTGTGACATTAACATTAGGCATTCTTAGTTACCTCAGATCTTACGGTTGCTGAACCCATCATTAATCTTGTGACGACTCCGCCACTTGCTATTTCTAAATCATAAACATAAATTCCGCCTTCAATTGCAGTCATTTGTGCAGTTGTGGCGGTAAGTTGAAGAGTTCCTGTTAAAGGAGTAATAACAATTCCTGAAGAAGGGCTTTCAAGAGTTAAAACGGCAGTAGAAGAATCAAACTTCTTACGCAACTGCATCTTGGCAGTAAAACCAGTTAGATCAATTGGATTGCCGTTATTGTCATCATAGACAACTGTTAATGTCCATTGAGCGCCCTGATCCATTGTGATGTTATAGATACCTGCGGTTGCCATGTTACTCCTTCTCCGTTAGCCAGACTAAAAATACGCCCAGTCCAATGAATGCTGCTGCTTTATCAACTAAATAAATTCCATATGTAGCAAGACCTACACCAGTAATCTCTGTGACTACTGACCAATCTAACTTAGGCTTTTTCATATTTCTCCTTATACAAAGTGTATTCTTGCTGTTGGTTGTTTAGGTGGCTTAGGTGCTGTAGCCCTATCATAACCAAATATTGCTGCTACTGCAGCGTCAATTTTTCTCTTATTAGTAGCCTTGGCTACCATAATACCACGACTGGATGTTTTAGTCACAGTATTTGATACATGTCTGGCAAGTCTTTCATCACCATCATGAGTAAATGATTGATTCATTACTGCCTCGTAAAATTTTTGTGTGGCTGGAACCATACGCTCTGCAGAGTTTGGATATGCAATTACTGGCATACCTTCCTCATCAAGTAACATAAATGTTCTTGACCATCTTGCTGGATCAAATACAACTTCTCTAACGCTTATATTTGGATCTCTATAAGTGTCTACGATAGTTTTTTCTACCTCTGCAATTGGCACTGACCAAAGTGGATCTGGGTCTACTTCTGGTAGTTCCCATAATCCTACTACTTTTAAGTGAGGCTTTTCTCCACCTAAGTACCAGGCTACAATTGCTGTAGAGTCATTTGAAAAAGCACCGTCAAATGCCAGAATAACATCCTCCCCTGGAATGTATTCTCTATTCTTTAGCATGAGAGCATCCCAAGCATCAGACGGAATCCAAGATTGACCTGTAGAGGTCCATATATTTAAACGCTTAGTTTTAAATTCTGCTTCTGGTGTTAATAACACTGCAGAATTCATATCTTCAACAGAAACTATATCTCCCATTGAAGGATTTGCTAAATACCAATTCTCAGGATCTTTATAATTAAGTTTTTCGCTGCCTTGATACCAGGCAAAGAAGAAAGAAGGGTCTTCAACTTCACCTTTTGATATTTGTATTCCACGATTATACATAGAATAACAGAGTGAATCTTTGCCAGCAGAGTCATATTTAGTACCTGCTGTGGTAATTGCTACCAACATAGGCTCTAAACGAGCACCCATAGATAGTGATAAAACATCGTATAACTCTCTATTTTGCTGTGCATGTAACTCATCTATAACAATAAAAGTAGAGTTTAAACCTTCTTTTGTGAAGGATTCAGAAGATAATGCTCTATAAACAGATCCAGTAGTTGGGTTATAAATAGTGTTCTGATAAACTTCTAATATTTGACTTAGTTCTGGTTCTAATTCAATCATCTTCTTTACTGTTTTAAAGATAATTCTGGCTTGTTCTTTATCTGCCGCCGCAGAATAGATTTGACCACCATTTACTCCCAAAACTATTTGCTCCAGTACGAGTGAAGCAATTAGTGCTGATTTACCATTCTTGCGTGGTACGCCAATTAAGGCACGACGATGCTTTAGCAATCCGTCTTCTCTTTCAGCATATAGATGTACGAGTAGTTCTTTTTGCCAATCACGCAGAATAAAATTATCACCAGTCTTACCAGCGATAGAGTCTTCTGTTAGATGGCAGAGAGTCTCAATAAAATCTATAACCTCATAGCCACGAGAGTTGGCTAATTCAGTTTCTGAGATGGGAGATAAATATGTTGGAGGCCAAGTCATGCTAACCTCTAAATGCTAACGACAACCTGCTCTTTTCAAAGTCAATGTCTATGATTTCAACTTCTACTTCCTGAGCCAGGGTAAATGATTCAGGTGTTAACTCACCCATTTGTGATTTATGTATTAGCCCTGCAAGCATACCTATTTCAATAAAGGCTCCATAATCAGCAATACCTGATACTTTACCCTTGTGAATTTGACCTATAGCCAATTTAGCAAATTCAATTTGTTTATCTTCTTTAATCATTTGTTCCAAAAGTGCACGACGATTTAGAACGATACTTCCTTTTTCTCTATCAATTGAATTGATTAGGAATTCGGCTTCATGGCCTACATATGCCGTAAAGTCTGTAACTCTATTTAGATCAATTAATGAACCAGGCAAAAAGGCCTTAACGCCAATATCTACAATTAAGCCACCTTTGACAATTTTAACGACTTTGCCAGTAATTGGAATAGATAATTCAAATCTATTTTGAAGGTCATTCCAAATGGCTTCCATTTCGCCTTCTTTAAGGGAAAGAATATATTGATCTTCTTCAGTATTCTTGCCAATTATCTTAGCATCTACAATTGCGCCAATAGAAATGATATCGTTGATACTGGCATCCTTACGAGCAGTTATTTCCGATTTCGGAATATATGCCTCAGTCTTATGCCCTATGTCAACGAGTGCTCCATAGTTGTCTAAATGGACTATTGTTCCAGATACCATTTCACCCTTTGTGAATGATTTCATAGATGCATCAATGGCTGCCAGAAATTCTTCTGTAGTCATATCGTTATTGGTTGTTGTCATTATTTGGTTCATCCCCGATTTCTACGATTATCGTTTCAGGCTCAACCACTATGGCTTCTGCCTTGGCACGATTCTGCCTTCTTTCCAAAAGTTTATCAATAGATGTTGCTGCTCTTACCTCTGCCACACCAAGACGAGATCTTGATATTGGATCAAAGCCAAGAGAAGTCAAGGCATCTGTGTAGGCTTTATTAATTGCCACGAAAGCCCTGCCATCATTGGCCTCAAGTGTAGCCATATATTTATTTCGTGCTGCTTCAGATGCATCTGCCAAAGTGGCTGCATTGTAAATTGCATCAATATCACTAACAGGACTCAGCCAAGTTATGGCCATTCCCCAAGCACGATTCCAAAGATTTTTTCCATGTTCCTGCAAAATTTCAGGAGCAGGTGGAATTTCTTTTACCATGGGTAAATGCGTAATGTTATTTAAATCTGGCAATGGTCTTTGACCAGGATTGCCCAACAAACGCTTAAGTTCGTTAGGTTTTGGCGGTCTGCCTGCTGTTGGTTGCGTCATTTTTTCCTTATGTCCGTTTTGCGTATTTCCTACACAATTATATCATTTCTGTAATTTCGCAGAGAAATACAG